TCGCCCCTGGATCCGACCATGGGCGGCATTCAGAAGCAGCACAATAAAGCAGGGCTCAATTAAGCCCTGCCTGTTCTTCCCGTATACCTTCCAGCCGAAGGTTGTCTTCAGCTTATTCATGACGGCATGTGTTAAACGCTCGGAATCCATGCCCTCACCTCACCGTCTTGGCCCACGGCCGTTCATGATTTGATTTAATAGTTCCGCTTGCCTTCGCTCCAGGTAGGCCGGCAGATCCCTCTCGATTTGCTTCATGGAGATGGTCATCATAAACCGCCCTTCAACCCACTCCGTTTTATCCCGGTTCCGATGGCCATATTCAACGAAGGATGCATACTCCGTATTGTTGTAGATCTCAACGACATACGAACTACCTTGGCGGATCACTCTTCCAACCCGCCAGTTTCGTCTCAGCTCCCCCGAGTCTACCGGCGTGCGCTTCTTGACCTTGCGTTCAGCACGGTAGGCCATTTCCAGAAGGAAATCCTGGATGAATCGATCGATGACTCTCTCGTCCAGGGCCTTCTTGAACGACTTGGCCATCTTCTCAAATTCGTCAAAGTCGAAGCTTCCCAATCTCGGCATCAGGCTCGGTCCTTTCGGGTTAGATTGACTTCCTGGTGAGTCGAGTAAGACGGAAAGGGTTCGCCGGCCGTAAAGTGATACGACCTGCCTTGCCGGGTAACTTGAAGCTCGTCGCCTTGAAGGATCTCAACCTCTGGAGCGATGAATAGCTTAACATCGTAATCGATCCGGTTTTCTGCTTCTGTCTGGCCGTTTCGAGGAAGCCCGGTCTGAGACAGCCGACAAGGAACGTCAGCATAGACAGTAATCAAACCGAATTTGGTTTCGCCCCAACCGGTTTCGTATTCCCCGTACCGCTGAATCGTTACCCGGTCCGTGTAGGTCTTCTCCACGATCTTACGGTATCGCCGTATTCTGCTCATTGCTTACCACCTCAGCTTCCGGTACCGGTTCAGATCCGAGCTGTAGGCCCTGACACCGGCAGCCACCGAGCCGCCCCCAGAGGATCCGCCCGTCGATGTCTTCACCGAGGTGTCCCCAATCTTCAGGTCGATAGCACCCGACAATAGATCATCCAGCTCTTCCAAATGGGACTGATCGGCCTTGAAGGCTGCCATCGCAATGTTGGCCCAAACATATTTAAGAGCGGCCGGGATCTCCTCGATGGAGTCCAGGCCCAGGTAGTTCATGATGTGCAGTCCGGATTCGTCAATGTAGGACCGAACCAGGTTATCCAATGATTCCGGGAGCTTGTAGCGCTGCTTGATAATCTCAGCTACGGCTTCATTCAACATCGCCGGCACCTACTTCTCGTCTTTTTTGCTTTTCTTACCGTCAGCTTCCTCGATTTCAATTCGTTTGAAGCCTTTGGACTCCAAGGCCTTTGCCTTCGTTTCGGAGTCCACCACTTTAACAACATTCAATCTTTTCAGAGTAATATTGCTCATAGGTATTAGCCTCCTGTCGTCACGCGGAATGCCGCGGTTTTGTTATCCGGAATGATCAGATCGTGATACTTCCGATAATCCAATTTCCATGCATCGGCCTTCTGGTTCTCATCCGGGGTAAAGATCCTTACCTTGTCCGTTTTGCTGATACCGATCGGCGCAGAACGTGGCGAAATGATCCAGTTTACGCTCTTCGCGTCAACCGCCGGCACAAATCCCCCAGCCTCCTGGCCAGCCGTCTCACCGTCATTAAAGACATACGCTGCTTTCATCCGGTTGGAGGATACAGGGATCAGCGGAATGCCGTCCAGCATCTTAATTTGAAGATTGATGCCGCCTTGTGCAAACTGGCCAACATCGATCCGCTTCTGGATTTGTGTGTTCCCCGTCAGCACGCCATAAGCCGGAAAAGCAATGGAGATGACCAGCTGGCTCAAATCGACCCCCATATCCGCCAGGTCGAAAATATCTTTGAACAGCTCTGTCACGATGGTGCTTTCTGCAGGTGTATAAGTCCGGGATTTACCAGCTGCCTCCGCTTTGGCCGCAATCAGGCTATAGCGGTATGCATCAATTTCCGGGATGACCTGGAGCCGCTGGAACTCGCTCATGACATTAGCGGCAGAAGCCCCAAAGTTCGTTTCGTTTACATCCATAGAATCCAGCTGGAAAGTACGGCCGCGATCCTGTGTCAGCGTGTGGGTTTGGTACTTGTAAGTTACGGAACCCTGAACAAATCCGGTATCACGGTCATAGTCAGCCAAGCCTTGGACAACTACATCTGGAATCTTAATTTCATTACCACCGTTATAAATGACCTGGCCGGCGTTGCTTTCCATCCATCCGGATGTCGCTTGCTGTGCGATTTGTTTATCCAATTCGGTTTGAAATAGTTTTGCATATTCCAATGTGTTAATAGGCATTTACATTCATCTCCTTGTTATCGTTGTGAAAAGATACTAGAAATTTCAGCGGCAACCGGATCTACTGCGCCTCCACCGCTGCCGCCTTCCGCCGGCTTCGCTCCCTTGAATGTGGCGCCGGGGGTTTCAGGCTTAAACAAAAAAGCCTTCGATTCACGAAGACTCTTCACCTGATCCTCAAGGCCGGCCTTGATGCTGCCGTCCTCGCCGATCTCAATTTTCGATTTATCCAACTGCGAGATCGCATAGTCGGCATCGTGTACATCCGAGCCAAGCGCCAGCTTGAGCGCTGTTGTCAGCTGCAGATCCTTCAGCTCTGCCTCATACTTTTCCTTGGCCGTCTTGTTATCGTCCTGGAGCTTCTTGATTTGTGCCTGCAGATCCTCGTTGCCTTTTGCTGCTTCCTTCAGATCGGCGAGCTGCTTATCTCGATCCGTCACCTCCTTTTCCGCTTTTTTACGGGCATCGACGACATCGTTATATTGTGACTTCGGAACAAAATGCTTCGGCAGCTCCTTGTTCACATCACCGATCACCCCATCGATCTTCGATTCATCCAGCCCGGCATTCTTCAGCAGTTCCTTCAACCAATCCATTTATCATCATCCTCCATAGATTTTTATAGCTGCTCTCCAGCTACGGGAGTCAGCCGATATACTCCGGCTGCGAGTATGCCTAGTTTTACGCCGTGCGACAGGGCAAAATAAAAGCACCCTCGTGAATTCGAGAGTGCCAGCTATTCTCCAGGCGTATCGATGTATTCCTTTTTCCAATCCTCGTATTTCATGTTGGCCGGAATATAGATCCGTTTGCCCGTGTGGTCCTTCGCGATTCGTTTGCCTGGGTCTTCTTCGTCATCGAAATAGGCCGTTACCGTAGTCCGGCAGCGGGCGTGAAACGGTGGATAGTTGACGCTCACCTCGCGCTCACTCAATTTGAATACCTTGCCGTCCATAGTCCGACATGTCTCACTGGTCCGGCTGTCCAGTGTCGCCAGGATCTCATACTGCTGCACGACGCCGCTATTCTTGTATCCGTCAGCGGTCGCCTCGTTGATGATGTGCGCGCTCTCCGTGGATACCAGTCTTTCGGCAGTGGAGATGGCTACATCCATCCTCTTAGCAAGCATCTTGCTCACCTTGTCGACACTGTCACCACGTATGAAGGATTGACTCAAGGCTGTCCGGAGCTCCCGAAGTAGCTTATCGCGATCGCTCCAGATCCGGGAGCTGTAATTCTTCCCGTACCATGGCCGGCTGATGACTTCCTCCACGGCTTCCTTGTCTGCCCGAGCAAACGAGGCTAGGATCCCGTGTTCTTTGTTGAGCTCATACAGGGTACGGTGATAGGTGTCCTCGTAAATATCGCCCAGGAGCTTCGTGGTGCCCGTCTGCTGGCTTGCGGCCACCAATTCGATCTGTTGCCTGATCTGAAGCTGCAGCGCCTCCAGGCGGGTCACACGGGTCCGATAATATACGTTATCAAGCTCTTTGGTCCATTGGCCGTCTGCATTGTTCTTGGCCTTCTTCCGGAATTCGCTAAGCGTCATCTTGAACTCAGCCAGCTCACCAGCCGTCAGGAGCCGTTTTGCTTCGGCCATACTGACCTCGTTGTTCGCAGCGAAGCGCGAGTAAAAGGAGTCGAGGTCCTGTTGAATGGATCTCAACGCTAGCTCATATTCCCGAGTAAGCTCTGCCGCATACCGATCTGATTTCTCGAATTGCCTGTGAGCGACTTGTTCGGCACGTTTACGCCAATATTCCTGTGACCTCATGGCGTCTCATCTTCCAGACCTTCATACTGGCCTTGATCAAATCGTTTTTGATCCTCGGCCTCTTCTTCTTTTTTCTGCTTAAGCTCTAGATCG